CGGACAGCCCTATGAACTGCTCATTCTGGACGCTCCCTCTATTGATGAAGCCGTAAATGTCTGGCGTTGGAATGTGGGCGGCTTGGGCTTTTCCCATAACGGCTACAACGGCCCCTATGAAACTGCCATCACGGCAGACGGTCAGATCGTCGCGGACTTCATCACCTCCGGCTCCTTGGTGGCGAACACCATCAAGGCTGGTGTCATTCAGTCACAGGATGACTCGTCCTGGTGGGACTTGGAGAGCGGCGAGGTTGTGCTTCGAGCCTATGTTTCGACCGATGAATTTGCAGAGAAAACAGCCTATCTCCAGCAGAATGTGGATGGGCTGAACAGCTATGTGGCGACTCTTACCGAAACTATGGAGTCGGTTTCCAACGACCAAGGCATACTGGAAGAGCGGCTGCGAAGCTCCGAAAGCAAAGTATCTCAGCTTCAGCACACGGTGGAAGGCTTGTCCGTCACCATGCAGGAGCAGTACATCGGCGGCATCAACTATGTGCAAAACTCTTCCGGCCTGAACGGCATCACGGATGATTGGAGCTATTCCGGCACCGTAAAAACGGATGCCTCCACGGACACCCAGAACAACACCGTTTCCGACTCCTGCTTTGTGCTGGGAGCTTACTCCTCGCTGTCGCAGTACATCCGAGGGGTAGTTCCCGGCACTTATACAGTTTCCGTTCGCGCCAAGAAAACCTCGACCATGTCCGGGCATTTCTATGTGACCTACAACGGAAACAAAACTGCGTATCTCTTCAATAAGAGCACCGCTTTTGACTGGACGGATTTTACCGTCACGCTCACCGATGTGACCGACCCCACGCTGCGCGTCTACTGCTACTGCCGGAATGCATCCATTTATCTGGCGGACATTATGATCACCGAAGGTGCGATCCCACGAAAGTGGACGCCTGCACCCAACGAGATCTATACGCAAGAGGTCAAAATCGACAAGCGCGGTATTGAGGTGTCCAACAGCGCATCGTCCCAGCGAACAGTCATCACGAACACGGAGTTTGCCGGTTACTACAACGATGAGGTGATTTTCACCCTGAACAAAGATGAAACACAAACCAAGAAAACCACGGTGGACGGCGATTTGACCGTGGGCAAGACGAAGTTCGTTCCCATGCCGATAGCGTCCGATGGGCTGAATATCGTCATTCTGGACTAAAGGAGGTAAGGCTATGGCAATGACAGGCGGC